TGGCTTTCAATAGCTCCGCTGTTGCCGGTACAAAAAACCTGGAATACTCTAACGCTGGTGCTATCTTCCAGAAAGCTGTTGCTGCCTGGTGGATTGGTAAAGGCAGCGAGGCACGTGAGCTTTTACACCTGCTGGCAGATAATATCAAGATGGTACCTAAGAAATACCATGAAGCACTGCAGCGTAACATCACTTCCCTGGGATCAGGACCAGATCCGTTCCTGAAGTATGTAAAAGCATATCACTCTAAACTTCGCCAAAACTTTCCAGGTTCTGAGAACATTGATGAGAACTTTAGCCAGACCTACCAGGACATGTTTGTGCTCACCATGCTTAAAGGAAAGACTGACGGCAGATATTTTGAGATTGGTGCAGCAGATCCTTTCAAGGGATCCAATACAGCACTGTTGGAAAGACTGGGATGGACAGGTCAATCAGTAGAGATACTGGAGCATGAAGTGGAGAAGTTCCGCAAGCTGCGTAAAAACCCAATCATTCATGCAGACGCTACTCAGCTTAACTACAATGAAATACTGAGTGGTCATTATGACTACCTGCAGGTAGACTGTGAACCTCCTACCATCAGCCTTAAGATCTTAAAGATGCTGCCTTGGGACACCTGTACATTTGGTGTGATCACTTTTGAGCATGATCATTATGCAGATGTATCCAGAAAGATCCGCAAGGAGTCCAGGGATTTTCTCTCCTCCAAGGGCTACGTTCTGGTAGCACCCAATATTGCACCAGATAACAAGAGTGCTTATGAAGACTGGTGGGTACACCCTGACCATGTGGATCCTGAGATTCTGGAAAGGATGAAGATTGAGTCAGAGAATGCGCTCAACGCAGAAAAGTACATGCTTTTTTTATAAAGTTTTCTGCTAAAAATTTTAGCATTTCACAAATACCACCTATATTTGTGTCACCAGAGTGATTGGTAAGTGATAGATGAGGTATAAAAAAGGGGCTACATTGCGTGGCCCCTTTTCTTGTTTAGTATCCAAATGCTTCCAGGCTGTGCTTGAATGGGTCACCTGGGATGGTTCTCACCAGTCTGAGCATCTCCTGCGCTACATGCATCACTTCCTTCTGCGCATGCTCGTCATTACGAAGATGCATAAAATGCATAAAGCTTCTCCAGTTGAACATCACGTCCATGGTAATCTGTGAGTTCATGGTCTTGAAGAACCTAGCACTTTCTTTTGCACGCTTGCGGCCAAGTATAGGTGTTAGGTCAGCAAGGCATTCATGATAGAGCGCATTCATTCTTCTAGTCTGTGTCATGAGTGTATCTGCCCAGTGTGAGACTATGTCATCAGCATCTGGGTTGTCACCTGTCATGCGCCAGTCATAAGGAATAATGAACTTGTCTTCTTTCAGCTCCTTATAGCGAGCTGACTCACCATTGATGCTTACACCAACACGGTGCTTCAGCAGGTGAATATGTGTGGCCTGGTCAACTGTTACCAGGAAATGCAAACTGGACTTCTCAAAAGGAGTGTGATGTCCTTCGCTTGCAAGCATTGTCAAAAGTTTTGGGATCCTTTCTTTTTTCTCCTCCGTAAGATCCCTGGAGGTTGATGTCCACGCAGACTGCGCATGCGTTTCATCTGAGCCATAGTAGCCCAATAGTTCAACTGTGTTCTTCATTATAATTTGATGTTCCATTTTACCAGGTCCTGTTCCCTGATAATTCTGTGGTGCTCCTTGGCGTTGTGCTCCGTTTCATATTCTATGCGGTCAGCAATCAACTCCAGTGGCAGCTTGCATTCTGTGTAGCGGCCATTGGCAGGAGGTCCCACTATGAGCCCTTTGTTATAATAGGGTTGGTCTTTGCTGAAACCCCTGATAGTAAAGCAGCCAAAAACTGTGTCTTCCAACTTCAGGTAAGGCACGTCATCTACTATCAGGAAATGGTTCTGCAGTTCAGCCTCATCACAAGGCACGGGTAGTATGTGTTCTTCTTCAATTGCCTGAGCAAAACACGCTACTGTATCACTCTCCAGCTCTACGTATTGCAGGGAGTGATTTTTTGAGTCAATTAAAATAGCTTTCATGTTGGTTGTTTATGGACCAAAGTAATGATAACCTGTGGAAACTTCTTCATCATTACCTTCCAGCATGTTGTAAATCATACCGGCAAGTGTGGAGCTGGTGCTCCTGAACTTGTCATCCTTTTTGATAAAGTACTTGGAGGTCTGCATATAGGTATAACCTGTAGCCTCGTCAAAGCTGTCAATGTAACGCTGGGTGACTTCAAAGACCTGCTCCCACGTGTAGTCAGGATATTCTTTAAAGAACCATATAAAGCGTTCCATGAGCTCTCTTGGATTGGTGCGGTAACTGATGTTGGTACCTTCCTTCTTACCCTTAGGGAACATGGCGTTGAAACGCAAGATGTGCTGTTCCCATTCTGCCAGCGGGATCTTGGTTTTCTTGGCACGTTTGGCTTTCATCAGGATCTCCTCTGCTTCACGAAGCAGGTGTAAACCTTTTTCTGTGAGCACGAATACGCTACCCACTTCTTTTTTCTCCTCCTTCAGGTGCCCGGTCATCTCCAGTCTGTACTGTTCATGGCGGAAGTTGATGTAGTTAGGATACATGTAAGAGTGATGGGTACTGTGCAAGACCAAGAAACCATTGGGGCTGACACTGTTTTTCACCAGAAAGTCAAATAGTTCTCTCATCTTATTGGTTTTTGTTGTTGGTTTTGCAAGGGTGTATAAGGCCGCTTGGTTGCGACCTTACACTCCTATGCATTTGTATTTACTCAGTAGTGTGTTTAACCACTACAGCTTTCACATGATAGAATATCACGTGCAAACTCCTGGGCAGCATTCTGCCCTAATTGGTAATAAAGTGTTTTCACACCCAGCTCGTGTGCCTCCAGGATCAGTTTGTTCACGTCTCTGGTAGGTGTAGATGGATGGATCATGAGGTTCAGACTCTGTCCCTGGTCAATGTACTTCTGGCGGGAAGCAGCCTGCAGGATAATCTCCCTCTGAGAAATCTCAATGAAGGTTCTGAAGACAAGCTTTTCATCATCGCTCAAGAAATCCAGGTGCTGCACGGAACCGCCACGCTCAAGGATAGACTGCCACACCTGCATGGTGTTCTTGCCCTTCTCCTCAAGCAGCTTCTCCAGGTACGGGTTCTTCACCGTATGCTTCACCTTTGCTGTCTTCTTGATGTAATAGTTAGAAGTGTAAGGTTCCACGGACTGTGACTGTTGTCCCATGATAAAGGAAGAAGAGGTGTTAGGTGCAACGGCTGTAAGTGTCGTGTGACGTCTGCCGTATCCTTTGAGTACTTCAGGTTCTCCAAAGCGCTCAGCCATTTCCTTAGAGGCTGCCCAGGCTTGATCCTGGATAGTCTTGAAGATGAGAAGGTTGGTGCTCTTGGCCTGGATACTTTCAAAAGCAATCATCTTGCTTTGCAGGTAAGAGTGGTATCCTGAAGCGCCAATACCAATAGCGCGGTGACGCTCAGCAAAACGGATAGCCCTGCCAATGAAAGCAGTGTCACGGTAGTTGTCAATGAATTCCTGAAGCACTGCATCTGCAATGTAAACTGCCACGCGCACTGCGTCAGTGTCCTTCCATTCATCAAACTTCACAAGGTTCATTCCAACCAAGTCACAGACAAAAGACTCCTCCTCTGTAGAAGGAAGCAGGATCTCTGTACACATGTTGGATGAATTGATGCGGGCGCCAGTGTCCTGGTACACGTCCACTGTGCCGTTATTCACGTTGTCAGTAAAGAAGATGTAAGGAAAGCCTGTACGGTTACGTGAGTCAAGAACCATGGCCCAGAGCTCACGCTTTTCCATGTCACCGTCTTTCATCTCCTGCAGCCATTTGTCATCTACACAGACTCCAAACGGAAAGCGCTGCAGCTTGTGACCTTCAGCATTGATGCGGAGGAAGTCTTTGATGTCGCCATGTGAGATGTCAAGATAGGCGGCAAACTCCCCGCGTCTTACGTTACCTTGAGAGATAACGTTCTTGGTAGTGTCAAACATTTGCATGAAGTGAACAGCACCGTAAGTCTCACCACCTGTGGAGATAGGAGAACCTGCAGGGCGTAAGTCACCAAAGTAGCCGGATGTCCCGCCACCAATTTTGCATAGCATACCTACTTCAGCATTAGCTCTGATGATAGACTCAATGCTGTCAGAAATATGGCTATTAAAGCAGGAGATGCCAGATCCTCTGCCGGTGCCTGCGTTGGACCATACTGGAGAAGGAAGTACATAGTACCCCTGCTCAATATACTCCTTGACCTTTGCGCGCAGGTCTTCATCTTTAAAGGTATCGCCAACCAGGTCAGCTATTGCCTGGATGCGATCCTCAATTGTTGCGTTGTTGTGAAAATACCCACGTCCCATAAAGGTCTCACTGAGCGGGGTGTACCAGTCCATTTTCATAGTTAGAATAAGTCGTTACTTGTTATTGATTTTTGAAACTTTGTGTAGTTAGTTCCCTGTGTGTTGAAGAAGTCATTGCGCACGTACCCATAGATAGCTTCCACCATCCAGTAGAGTTCCTGAAGAACAGCTTCGTTGATGCCAAAGATGGCCTCTCCTCCTATTGCCTCAAGGCTGGAGTTGAACCTGCTTTTGATAAACTCAATAACAGCATCCTTGCTTACGCTTTCAATCTCACCTTCTTCAAAGATCCAGTCAATGATCTTGAGCTCAGCGTCAAAAGCTTTTTTGCAGGCGCGGTAGATCTTGGAGTAGAACTCTTCATCAAACCACTCAGGGAATTCAGCTTTGATTAGGTTGATCACGTGCATGCCCAGCTGAGCGTGGATGATCTCTTCTTTCATGGTGGCCTCAATCACCGTGTCTACTTCTTTAAGGAGGTTCTTCTTCTCAATAAAAGACTTGACAATGGCAAACTGCGAGAACAATGACACGTTCTCAATGAACATAGAGAACAAGGCAAGGTTCAGGGTGTAGACCTGCTTTGCGTTATCGCCAGAGTTTTTCAAGTACTTGGTGAGGTAATCCACGCGTCCTCCAATCACAGGGTTCTGAAGGAGCATGTCAAATTCGCTGTTCAATCCCAGTACTTCCAGCAGCTTGCTGTAGGCTTCTGAGTGAACGACTTCGTTTTCTGCAAAGGTGATACCTACTGCATTGAATTCTGGTTTAGGAAGATGGTCTCCCAGCTTGGCCCAGAATGTTTTTACAGATACTTCTATCTGTGAAATTGCCAGCAATGTGCGTTTGATAGCCTCTCTTTCACGAGGCTCCAGTTTGTGGTTAAAGTCAAAGGCATCAGAGTCAAAGTTGAACTCCTCTACATCCCAACGACTGTGCTTGATCGCGTCCCTGAACTTAATGACATCAGGGTACTCAAATGGTTTGAACGCGACACGTTTGTCAAAGATACCCATAGCGAATTATTTAAGTGTTAATTGTGTACTTCAGTAGCTGATGTGCCAGAGCATCAGAAGTTTATTGGCAAAAAAACCTGGCAAAGCGAGCACTTTCCAGGTCATGTGTGAGGCAGTCTTGTAGAACTCCACCTAATAATTTACCAATTCTCAAGGATGTGAACAAGTAATGAGGGGTCTTTATTTTCTGCCTCAAGCAGGAGTGCAAAGATGCAAACATTTTAGAGAACTGACCAAATATTTAGAGACCTTTTTTTGCCTACCTCGCCAAAAAGAGGTATATTATTTAAGAGGGAGGTGAGAGTTTATACATATTGTAAATACTCTCATTCATGACAAATAAAAATGCATCTAAGGACCAGATCCTTTCTGCTATAAAAGAGTGGGTTGCACCTGTTCTTTTATCCATTGTTGGTATGTTGCTATGGCGCGACATATCAGAGATGCGTGCAGACGTTAAGCTGCTTCTCACCAATCAAAGTGCAGACCGTGTAAAGATTGAAAAGCTTGAGCAGGATGTTGACCTGCTTATGAGCATTGTCTTTGACAGCAATGGTGAAGACAACCAGTCTACTACTTACCGTGTAGCCACGATGCCTGCCATCAAACCTGAAGACAACATCACCCCAGTAAAAGAAAAAAGAACAAAATAACATGAACAGAAAAGCACTGTTTGGCAAATGGATCACTGAGCTCTTTCAAGATGAGCGTGACCTGGTTTCTGTGAAGCCGGTTATTGCCATTGCTGGTGCTGTGTTTCTGATCGCAAGCATGATGATCAGCCTCTTTGTTCACCTGGATCCTTCTACAGCTTTGGTAGACGGTGTGGTCATCATCACATGTGTGGGAATGGGTGCTGACTCCTTAGACAAATTCTCTCTCAAGAAGAAAGACACCCACAGTAAAGAACCAGAAGTTTAAAACCATGAGCAAATCCAACATCTTTTTTACCGGGATCATTGCTGTCCTGGTAATTATCATACTACTTCAGCGTGCCTGCACTCCAGAGTGCAAGCCATTGACAGTAAAAGAAAAAGTCCTGAGAGTAGACACAGCCTATGTTCTGGTAGACAATGTTATCACAAAAAAGGTAACCCTTTTAAAGCGTGACACTGTAGCTGTTCCAGGCGACTCAGTGTTTATTCCAGCTCCAGGATACGATGCACTGCTTAAACAGTACACGGAACTGGCAGCAAACTACAAAGCCCGTAACATTTACAGTGACACTCTCAAGCTTGACAGCCTTGGGTTTGTTTACGTAACAGACACTGTCCAATACAACACACTTCAAAACAGAAAGTATCACTACAACTACACGATTCCTGTTATTACTAAGACAGTACAGGAAGCGCCCAGACGGCAGATATACATAGGAGGCGGAATTGCTATGAATGCCAAACTCTCCCCGCAGGTTAACGCGGGCTTTCTGTACAAGAATAAGCGTGACCAGATATACGGCATCTACACAGGTCTAGGTACTGACCTGGTGCCGGTGTTTGGTGTATCCACCTATTGGAAAATCTCCTTCAGAAAAAAGTAACCTATGAACGTAAAAGAACAGGCTTTTCCTGAGAACCAATACTTCCAGGAGGAGCACAAAAAAACTCAGATCTATCTTCACCATACAGCAGGTAACGCTTCAGGTACCCAGACCTTTGCAGGTTGGGCAGCCAATGCTGAACGCGTAGGCACCTGTGTGGCCATTACCGGTAAAGGAAAGAACTGTGTGGATGGTCAGATCATCCGCGGGTTCAGCTCCAAGCACTGGGCCTACCACCTAGGTGTAAAAGGCGCAGTATTCCAGCGTCACAAAGTTCCTTATAAGCAACTGGACCAGATCTCTATTGGTATTGAGATTTGTAACTGGGGCTACCTCACTAAAAAAGGTGACAAGTTTTACAACTATGTCAACCGCGAAGTTCCTAAAGAAGAAGTGTGTGAGCTTGAGCAGCCTTACAAAGGTTATAAGTACTGGCACAACTACACTGATGCCCAGATTGAGAGCGTTAAAGAGTTACTTCTTTACTGGAATGAAACCTATAATATTCCTCTGGATTACAACGAGGATATCTGGGCTGTTACCACACGCGCTCTCAAAGGAGAAGCCGGTGTGTTCACCCACAACTCCGTGCGTGCTGACAAGACTGATGTCTACCCGCACCCTAAACTCATTGAAATGCTGAAGTCTCTTACTTCACAAGCATAAAGACAACTATACTTCATAGTTTAGTTGGTTTCTTCTTCTGTTCAGAAAGGCCCCCTCTCCAGGGGGCTTTTCGTTTTAGTCTGCATAGGTATCTGCGTTGATGATGTCGTAGGCCTCAAGGAAAGAACGCACTGCTGCTACCAGGTCAGTCATACTGCCATTGTTATCAATGGTGTAATCAAACTTGTAGTGGTCCAGTGCAGTCTCTGATGGATGTGATCCTGAAGACTCTGAAGAGTTACGCTTGATGCGCACCAGGATCCCGCCGCGTTCTTTGATAGCCTCAGCCTCGTTCTCAAAACGCACGTCAGTTATCAACCACTTGCTGGGATAGTCTTCACTCATCTTGGGAGCTCTATAGTCAGCAAAGAGTGCATTCACCCAGACGTTAGTGTGCAGACCGTTTCGCATGGCTTCAGTACCCAGTTTTTGGAGCATTTCCCTTACGGTCATGTGATGTACCATTACATCGTTTGAAACATTAGGATGTTCCAGTCCAGCTAATTTTAAAAAGTGTTGTGCAGTCCTGACATCCTTGAATGGACCCAATGCGTTATCAAAACCTTCTCCTGTTTGCATGATAAAGACTGACTCCCATTCTTCTCCCAGGTTTTCTTTCTTAAACTCCTGGCTCTCAAACTTGTCAACAGGAATACCTGTAAGAATAGAAGCAATCTGCTTGAGTTTACCGGCAAACTTCTTTACCTGGTATTCACCCTTGTTTGCCATCACACTGTGTTGGTTGACAAAGTGTGCTATGGTGCCATTGGATAATCCTGGGCTGGAGGACAAGTGTTTGATGATCTCGGCCACTGTATCCTTCCCACTGCCTATCTTACCAGACAGGCCAATCAAATTTGTGTTCATAGTTCTATCAGTAAATGCAGCTTAGGGGAGACTGAGCTCCCCGTTACTGCGGTGTGTACTAAAAAGGAAGCACTTCAGCTTCTACTGTTTCAACTGTTTCTTCTTCTTCCTCATCCAAGCTGTAAGGAATGTCTTCTTCACCAAGACCAAACATGCGGTCAAACACATCGTGCACTTTCATCTGGTCCTCAATCCATGTAGATGGGTGAGAATCTTTCAGAGCAAGGGTGATATGATTGTACAAGGCCCAGGCAGAGTCAGAGTCTACCTTGTAGTCAAAGCTTGGCTTCTCCATCTCAGAGCGGATGGTGTTAAGCTGCATGGTGTTCAGGATCTTGTGGCGAAAGAAGAGTTCACCCAGCAGGTCATGCTGAGTGGTACTTGTCAGAGCAATTCTTTTGAGCTGGTCTTTGTGCTCAACCAGGTGTGACCAGTACTCCTCAGAGTCTTTGATAAACTCTGAGATCTTACCTTCAGCCAAGATGTCCGCTGCACCTTTGTGCACGCGTTTGAAAGATCCAAACTTGTTGTTGTTCAGCATCATGCCATTGGCACAAACCTTAACAAGCCCTCCCAGGTTAAACCTGAAAGCGTGCTGCTTGTTATAAGAGTTCATAAAGTTGGCTGATAGTTCAATGTCTGGGTCCGCCTTGTAGTTCATGCGGAAGGTTCCCAGAGCAACTTGCCCGTCATTGGAGCAACGATATTCTTCACCAGTGATAATGTATCCGGCATTGGTGATTTCTGTGCGGACGCGATTGATCACTGCAGTGTGAGCAATTGGCGTATATGTGTCAGTCTTCGCAGGCAATGCTGCGCTAATCATCTTGGCATATGCTTCCATGCCACTGATAGTTCTTTTCATAGACTGTTTAAAAAAGTGATAGTTGATTGTCTTGTTGGTGAAAGGGAAGAACCTCTGAGGTCTTCTCAATCTTTTTGATTTCGCTGTAGATCTTGTCCAGGTAGAACTTTTCATCCAGGTCATACTCTTCCCAGGATTTTTCTTCCAGCCTGTTGAAGATGGTCTGCAGATGTGTTCCGCTTTCCAGCTGGATCTCCCTGCCATCAGGGTTGCATTTTATGATCTTAACGCCTTTTTGAGAAACGTAGTAACGTACAAGCTTTTGTAGTTTGTTCTGTACATACACACCGTCCTTGACACCACGCTCCTCGAAGTACCAGTTACCACGTAACTTGGCACCAATGAGGTAGTCTTTGATGTCCCTGTTCTGGGCTAAGAATTCTACGGGGTCTATCCCCTTGACAAAATAGGCGTACCATGCTTTGGGTACAATGAGCATTGACTTGTTTTTGTGCAGCGGGAGCTCCTCAAATTCAAAGCGTCCCTTGCACTTGGTCTTACCGTCTGTGTAAACTGCAATGTAGTTGTTGACATCCCCGATGATCATCTTGGAATACTCCACTGTTTCCAGCTGCAGCGTGGTCATTTCTTCCCACTCCTTGCAGATCTGGTAGAACAGCTCCTCGTGCTCCTCATCTATCAAGAACTCCAGACCGTCTGTGTTCTGCATCAGAGGCTGCGCACCAGGTATCCTGGTAGAAAGCATCTCGTACAGCATAGACAACAGTAGCTGGCCGTTCACTGTGATACGGAAGGTCAGTTCAGGGTCATACAGAAATGAGAAACGCGACTTGCTCAGACCATAGGTTGAGTTCAGGATAATCTTGAACAGGTAGTTCAGAGGAGAAGACTTGGGATACTTCTTACGCTCTTCAAAGAACCACTCGTACAGTTCACAGAACTCACGCTTAGGCAGCTGTGCCGGTGACCACTCATTGCGGATGACCAGGTTAGGATAGAACGAGGTAACATCCGCGCTCATAATCTTCTTACCAGCACCTGCTGTATAAATACCAGAAGCTGCACAGCCGTGTAGTCCACCCAGACCATAGTCTGTAGGTACACCTTTGTGCATCATGCGGTACTTTGGTCCGTCTTTCTTCTGCTTTTCTTCACTGTCATCCAGGATGGCTGTGTCTACTATGAGTCCTTTGAACCAGTTGAACACGCCCTGGAATTCAGGAGTGTCAAACTTGATGTAAGGAAGCATGATATCACGGATGGTGACGTGAGGTCGTACAGTGCGCAGGTCCTTCAGAGACTTCTTGTCCATGCCCAGTTTTTCAGAAAGAAAGTGCAGGAACATCTCCTTGGATATTCTAGGCTCACTGGCACTGTACAACGACAGTCCGTACTGTTGAGAAAGTTCAGCACGCAGGTTGATCTGTGAGGCCATGATCTGTTCACCCTTTGCATTACGCATCAGGAAGATCTGGCGGGTACTGTGCACGTCATTGATACAATACCTGACGACAAGGTCAAGTGTTGCATCATCAAGCACCGGTAGGTTATGCGGGTGCGGCATCTCCTCCACGTTGAACCAGTCCATGGAGAACTGGACCCACTTCAGAGAAGTCCGTTTAGCATTGCTGTCCCAGTGATTGAGTTTGAAGATATCCAAACATGGAATGGTCAGCTTGAACTCTGGATAATCCAGGAATTCACCACGGTCACTTTTAGAGATCACTCTCTGCGCATAGCCATAGATCACACCAGTAATCTCGTCTGCGTTTAGACTGTAAAAGAAGTCCTGGTTGGCCAGGATGTACTCAGTAATCTGAGCGTCAAATGCCAAATTGTTATAGCCCATGTGCCAATGCCTGTTAGCCTGGTGTTCCAGAAGAAAAGCAATAAGGGCAGGCATGTCATTACGGTCACGGTTGACCACAAACGTATGCTGTTCGTCACTGCTGTAATCTGTGAACACAGCAACAAAGCAGTTGACTATGGTCTCATAGTCATATATCCAGAATTTTCGCTGTTGTTCCATAAAGGTTATCTTATGCTGGTGTAGCAGGATTGAATACGTGTGCTACTATATCCACTGAGGGATGTGTAGGGTTGATTGCAAACAACTCAATGAATGTGTTGATGTCATCCTGGTTGTCCATGTAGTACTCGTAGTAGGCGTCCATCATCTGGCGCTCTTCCACGTAGCTTGGCTGATGAGGATTCTTAGGATCTTGTGTAAGACCTTTGATCATGATCATCTGACCGTTGCTGTTCAACTTAGGAAGCATCTGCGGCTTCTCCTTCTGGTCTTTGCTGATCACTGCAAGCACACGGCTGGTTGGGTCAAAGATGACCTCATTGAAAGGACAGTCCTCTGTTACAGGTAACATGCGGAAGCTTTTTTGACCTTGCCAGTCTGATGCATAGATCAACATTGATTTTGTTTCACTCATTTGTTATTGGTTTTTATAGGTTACACAATTGTAAATCCCTGTGGTACAGGAAGTTCGCAAGTCTCTCTTGCTTCATCATAGCGGTCACACAGCTCTCCTACGTGACGGAGGAACTGTTCCTCTACGTCCAGAATCTGTGCGTACTGCTTGAAATATTTGTCAGGGAACAGGTATGACTCAATGTATACCCACTCAGGCGTATGTATCCCGTAGTAATCTCCCAGGACCTTGCGGCTGGCTTGTGAGAACTGCGAGTACTTACCATTGAGGAAAGCATCATAGTCTTCCTTCACGCCAGTCATGTCAAACACGTACATGATGCGGTCATCATCCAGTGGAACTGAAGTCTCCAGCATCTTGTGTGTTATCAGATACTCACGCTCAAAGTCCTTCCATTCCTGGCGGCTCTCATCACGTCTGTAAACACAGAACAGGCGTCTGTGCTTGCCGGTAGAAGAAAAGCCCTGCCAGGAAATAAAAGTTTTCTCTGGCTTAGGGTGCTTTCCTTTCTTAAATCCCAGCAGCGGATAAAGAAACGTGGAAGATTTCTGAAAGTACTTTCTGTAAATCTCAGTAATGATCATAGTACAACCTCGTTGTTAATTAAAAACTCATAAGGCAGATCAAACTGACGGTTGTCAAAGTGATACTTTGCTTCCATCAGCTTCTGGTCTGTCATTTTTAACCACATCTGCATTGTTTCTTCAGAGATGCGGATTGGTGCTATCTGCTGATATGGGTCAACTACTATAAAGCGAAAGACTATACTGTAGTCTGAGTATTGAGGCTGCGAGAGGTAAACGTTAGAGACAAGCTTATAATAGATAGCCGCCTGTAACCAGTAGCGGAAGTAGTCAATGCTGTCAGAAAAAGAGGTGATGTCCTTGGATGTCTTCTTCAGGTCATTCACACGGATCTCTTTTTTCTGATCATCAAAGACCAAGTTGTCAATGAACCCGCGGAGTCCAAAGGGAAGATCCTCCGGAAAACCTGCCAGTTCAATCTCGTTCTGGTGAGACACACCGTTGATCATGGTGCCAAAGAATCCCATGACATCCATCACGGTAGGATTGCTTTTGATCTTGTCTACAACCTGCTGTGCAAAGTTGAAAGTGTCATGATCAATCACAGTCTTACCTTCTGAGCCTTTGATGTATTCCCAGTAGGACACGTGCTTTTCAGTGATGACTTTTTCCAGACGTTGTGCATCAGTCTTGAGTGACTGGTACAGGTTCATGTCTGCAAGGATGTCAAGGATAGCACTGCCATATTCATGCAGGTCCTCACGGGCTTCACCATCTTCAGCTTTTATAGCTTTGTAGTGTTCCAAAAGGCGGTGCAAAAGCGTGCGGGGATTGTCACTGGGAACGTCAGTAGCACTTAAGATAAATTCGTCATCAAAGCCTTCAGGCTTCAGCAACAGACAGTGAATGAGCTTTCCCTCAATCATGTTGCGGTCGTTTACATCCTCTCTTTGTCCAAGGATGTAGTGATTGTAAAATAAACTAGGACTGTACAACAAACGGTTCAGACCTGAGTAGGACATTAAAAAAGGCTTGGAGAAGAACTCGTCTTCCTTTTGCATACGCTCCGCAAAGGGAGCCGGGGTAATAAACTTTGCTGGGGACATAGTTAACATTTACAGTTTTCCATGTCTCTGCCATAGTACCTTCCCAGTATGTTGCCATTGTAACTGTTAGACATAAGCACGTCATGCTTGACCTGGTGGGCCAGCTCACAATAGTTCAGATACTTTTTGGTACAGCAGAGCTCTAGGATTTCACGTTTGAAATTTTCAGGACCCAATCTTTTGACATCATCTTTCAGGTCAGTGGAAGAACCATGGTAGGTCATCCAGTCTGATTCCTTAACGACACGTTTGAAAGTTTTGCGGGATCCTGTTTCTGCTTTCTCCTTCTTGGAGATGCGCGTCTTACGCTCGTGGTAAAGACTTTTCTTGCCAATGTAAAATTTGCCAGTCTTGAGATTGGTGATGCGGTACACAAAGCCAATAATCTCCTCATGGTTGGGAAGGTCTTCCACCTTGGAAATAACCTTCCGCTGTAGCATCCATGGATTCATAGGTCAGAATAAAAAGTGAGTTCTACAAATTTAAACAACTTCTACAAAATAACCTCCTTATAGTTAGCTTTTTGCATGGATTTGTATTTACCCATCTGCCTGTGAAGTACAGGAACCAGTTCCTGGATGGCTCTTTGAATGCCATGATGCCTGGCAATGTCACTGATATCTTTCTCCAGTGGCAGGTATATGAAAGGCAAGCGGTACTTGTTATGGTACTCTTTCATTGCCTTGACACCCGCCTGGTCAGAGTCAAACATGGTGACAATGTATTCGTACATCTGCTTCATTTCATCAATGAAGTCCTCTGAAAGAATGGTGTTCTCGCTGTCAGGAGCAATCACTTCTACTCTAAGACCCATAGACTGGATTGTGAGACAGTCTTTCAGGGAAGATGCAATGATCAATGTGGGTTGTTTGTACTCCAGCTGATCCTCACCCTGCACATAGTCACAGATCTTGATGAACTTCTGCTTCTTGTTCTTGGGCTGGTAGATCTTATAGAGCTGACCCTCGTTGTTGAAGTAGCCATAGATGTGACGTCCTGCCACAATGAACTCTTCTGAGGTTGCCCCTTCATTCTTTTGCATTACGTACCTGTCCAGGGGCCGGACATTGTACTGCTCTAACAAATCACTGCCAATGTTGTAGGCGGACCAGAACTCTGCGTCTGGCTTTGTCCACCCGCGTGTCTGGTAGTCAGCTACCTGCCACTTGGCGTGCTCTGTAATTTTGGTCTCACACATCTTACCACTTTTGCGGTAAGCTGTAAAGTCGTCCATGATCCTGGAGCTGGCTTCAGCAAAACTCACATTCCACATATGCATCATCAGATCCACTGCAGTACCTCCTTTACCAGTGCTGAAACACTTGTAGCGGTAGGCCTCAGTGTCTGAGTTGTAATACAGATACATGGAAGGGGTCTTGTCATGCGGGTTGAATAGCGAGTGTATTCTTACGCTTTGACCAGTCAATGGCTGAGACAGACCAAGATAGTTTTCAAATATCCAGGCAGAGGGAATGTCATGTACGTTGTCTATAAAATTTTTGCTTGAAAACATATCTCATCCATTGAAGACAAAAAAAAGGGGATGATGCAAGACCACCCCCTTCTCTTTACCGTGTAGTTTATGGTAGGTCTAAAAGAGACGGTGCAGCACCACCCGCGTTACTTCCTCCAAGGATGTCCATTGGGTTTGGTACTGAACTTGGCTGTGGTGTAGTTGGCATAGAACCAAAACCCGGCACTGCTCCCTGGCCTCCAAATCCAGCTACTGCCTCTGCTGGCTCATCCTGCTTGGCAGCAAGGATATGCTTAGCAGCATCGTAAGGGATAAGGTTCAAAGGCTTGCGGTCTTCATCTTCCAGTGCAGAGAATGGAAAGAGCTTACCATCCTGCTTAGGGAACATGAGACGGTAGTTTGGACGGTCGTAGCCTTCAGTGTAGTACTCCTGGCCACCAATGGTGAAGTAACCCCACAACTCTGGGTTCACCAGGTAACGGCGTACAATAGCCACGTAGTCTTCAATGGTCTCTGCCTCCACGTTGTCAGCATTCATTTTCTCAAGCACACCCATTTGCTTGGCAAGGTTGTTCACCCAGCGGAAGATCTGCTCGTCACGTGTGATCTGACGGCCATCATAGGTGTAGTCAGAAAACGTGTAACGTCCTGAACGCACGTTAGCAATCTGGCCACGGTAGTTACCAAGGCTTGGATTGTTCTTGTCAATAGGTAGACCTGTAAAGTCATCACCGCGGTCAACACCTTCCAAAGTGAGCACTACAAAGTAGCTGTCAGCTTTGTATGGTGGAGCGTCAAGGCGCATGTCAACGATGCGTGCATAGTGGGTTCCAGGGTTCATGATCTTTGGTACAGAAGAACCAGCGTTAGGGTTGAAGGTTTTTGAATTAAACATACTTTATGATTTACTTTGTTTTTGAAAATTGTTACTTACTCTTAGTCAATGAAGACTTTATCCCAGTGACAGATGACAGATCCATCTTCTGCAACTTCAGAGACCACAATCTCCTGGTTGCGTAGGTGTTCAGGACGTGCACCACAAGAAATCTCGTCAGAAGTTCTGAAGCTCAAGATGTTCTTGTTACCCTTGCGGTACAGGTAGCCAATAGCGTCAGAACCAGAAGCGGTCATGCGCTTGAGTTTACCGGTAAGATCCAGGTCAAGTGAGTTGAACTCTGAACCATTCTTCTCCAGAAGGGTATCTTTGACGTGACCAACAAGGATCACATGTGGAGCCAAAGGTTTGAGCATGGCAACCATGTTCTCAAAAGCCTGACGAAGCCACGCGTAGCCTGCACCGTTAGGTAGGTTCAGGATACTTCCGTGTTTTTCTTTACCACCACCGGCTTTGTACCAGTTACCACCCATAGGGCTGTTTGCGTAGAGCTGCTCAGCGTAAGGGATACACATCTCTTCCAGTGCAGTAATAGTATCTACTGCAATGTACTTGTACGGTCTCCCCGCATTGGTGATCGCTCTGGCAATGTTTGCCAACTCTCCTACGTTAGACGCCTTGATCTTCAGTGCGTCCACGTAATCCGTGCCACTCTCCAGGTCAATGATCAAACAGTTATCCAACTGCGCAAGAAGGGTTGTTTTACCCACCTTAGGCTTGGAGAAAATGATCATGTTCTTGGGAGATTTTGTGACTGCCTTCACTACTTTGGTAGGAAGGACAATCCCTGTTCCTGCATCTTTTACTTCTGCCATTGTTTTCCTTTGTTAATTAAATCATTCAACCATTTTTTGTTGCTGAGAGGAACGTTCTGCATGATGCAGTACAGGTCACGCACTGTCATCTTGGTGTAGTGATCGTCCTCTTTTTCTGTGTACATGTCTTCTTCCTCTTCGTCAAAAAGGGAAGGCAATCCTAAAGCAGGTTCCGCAGCAATGCTGCTTTTACCAGTCATCTCTGGGAACTTTGCTGAAGCTGGCGTCATGTTTACCACCTCCAGGTCGCTGATCTTTACAGCATACGTGGGAACGGGAAGCTTGTCTGAAGGAACTTCCACATATTTGTCAGGCTGGCTTTTCCAGGTAGCATCATGCTTGAGGCGGTATAACACGCGCGTTTCTGCATGATAATAGTTCTGGTCCCAGTCATACAATTCCAGGTAGTA